GGTTGCCAGCTTGGAGCTTCTGAGCTACGCGGATGAGCATGGAGGCGGTTTTCCAAACTAAGTTATCGTCAATATGCACACCGCTCGAAATGTTGATGTCCACTGCCTTGTTAATGGCCATACCCACGGTGACTCCCTCAATGCGGCTGCTTTGAGTGTATTGTGTTGGGGTGCCTGTAACCGTTGGGGCTGGCGCGGATTGGACTGCCTCGCCAACTGGACTTATAATTGACTTATCGCCCAAAACCACTTGACCCTTCCCCTGATAGTCGTCGCCGCGCTTGATGCCCATGCCGCCGAATTTAACGAGCTTTCCCTCAAACGGAGAAAGATCGCGGCTAAACGAAGTGGCTGAGACTTCTACGCCATCCCCTGACAGGGTGGCTTTGTAAAAGGTCTTGCCGGTTTTCGTGCTCACGGCTTTGCAGCCGGAAACGGAGGCTTGGAAGGTGCCGGAAAAGAAAGTTCCCGGTGCCGTGTTTACGAGGTCTTGTAGTGTCTTATTCATTGTTTTAGGTTCTTGAGCTCTTCGCAGATTCTACGAAAAGAGTTCTTGGCTTGTTGGCTGGTGATACCCAGCTCAGCGTAAATGGCTTCCCAAGGGCAACCTTGGAGGCTGCGACGATATTCGTAAAACTCGTCACCGTCAACGATGTGGCCCACTTCTGGGTGGTCCACCAACATAAAGTCGCCGTCGATATGGCAGTAGTCAGTGGGGAGAACAGTCTCCCCGATTCCTAACAGTCGTGTGTTTTCTATATTTATGTGCATCTGTTTTTAGGTTTCGTGGAATATCCACGTTGTTTCTTTATCTACCCGAAGAACGGAGAAAGGTCTATTGATTGATTCCTGTCGAGCTATTTCTTCTTTTTTTTCTTCAACTTTCGCAACTGGCTTCTCGGTAGCCTTTTCTATTGTGATTTCGTTGCCGAAAAGATCGTATTGCTTCATACCCCGCACATTCCTTCGCATTCGTTGTGGAAGTGGAAATTACCCTGCGTGGTGTCCTCGCTGAAATCAATTTCTCCCAGCGGTTTCAATGAGTTGTGAAGAAAGAGTTTTCCACGCATCCTTGTTGCGCCGTTCTCCAATGTCCTAAGTTGCTGCATTTTTTTCTCAAATGCTACGGCCCCAGCAAATTCTTCTGGTTCTTCATTTTTCAAACGTCTCCATTCGTGGTCCGAGTGAAACGGGCAATATGTGCAGGCTGACCGGGGTGGCGTTGGATAGCCGTTGCGCTCCATCCAGCGCAGGCAATCGTGTCGTGTCATATCCATTTCAATGAGTGGATAACGGTTTTGAGCCCACTTCAATTGGCTCGGTTTCATTCTCGAAACCTCATCCAGAGAGATGCCAATCCACGAAATAACACCTATTGTTTTTTGCCCACGTTTTATGCCGCCAATTTCCTTCGCTTTCTTAAACATTGGGTCGAGCTTGTGATTTTTTGTGCAGGCACGGCCCGTGATTCCCCTTGTTCCGTCGGGGTTAAGAGTATAAGCGGGAATGAGATTCTTGAAATAGGTCGCGCCTGTTTTCTGGTGTGTTCGGGGCTTAAAAACGGCTTCAGTTAAACTTCCAGCTGTTACCCTATGCAATGGAAATGGTAGTTGGGTTTCAAGCCAATCTAGCCATTTGTAAACGGATTGCGGTTCAGCGTGAGTGTCGGCAAAGATCGCCGCACTAGGCATAGGCCCAACTTCGCCTTTTGCCGCCATAAGTGCTAGAGTGGAGCTTTGAACGCCTGCCCCTAAGGATAGAATGTGCATGGGATTAGTTGGATTCTTCATAAAACCAAGTGTGAGGCGCAAAATACTTGATGCGGCTGTATGCCAGTGGTCCGTCTCTGAGCTTCAGTTGTAACAGTTCGTAGTCGTAGGTCGATTGACCTAGCTCCTGCACGTTTCCAGTGTGGCTCTTGCTGGGCCGGTGAAGTGCAATAACTCTGTGCGCGTCTTCCTCAATGGAACCAGCATCACGAAAGTCGGAGCGAGTTGGGGCTCGATCTTCCCGTTCGTTAGAGCGGTTGAGTTGAGCCGCAACCATTAACACGCATCCAAGTGTTTTACGAAGTGGAATCATGGCCTTAGACAACTGCCCCATGCGTTCGTAGGCAGACCCATCGGTGCCCCTGATTAGACCGAGGTAGTCGATGATTACAAGCTGGGGCTTCCAGCTTGCGGCCAATAGACGACAGCGAGATTCAATTTGCCCCACCGTCATATCCTTATCGAACACCCTCAGGTGTTGCTCACCGAGTCTTTTAAGGGCTTTGAAATATTCCTGCTGTTTATCTGACAATTCCTGATTGATTTGCCGTAAATTTACTTTGCTGCGCTGTCCCGCGATTTGTTTGACCACCGCCCCGGCTGAAGTTTCGAGGGTGAAGTAGGCTACGCGCAAGCCCCGGTTGAGGTTGTGGCTGGCAATCTGGCTCATAAAGGAGCTTTTGCCTATGCTAGTCCGCGCTCCGACAACCACATATTCATGCGCTTCCATCGGGCTGGAGAGGTTATCGAAGCTGGGTAGGCCGGTGGTTACAAGGTCGCGGTTGTCCCTAGTGCCCGCAATTTCCTGTTCGGCCCAGAGTTTCACCTCCCCTATGAGCTGACTGAGCGACGGAGCCTCCGATTCTGTGGGTTTTAAGTGGTTTTGGAGCCCCTCCACGAGTGTTGACACCTCTTCGGGCTTGCCGCCCCTAGAAATGCACGCAATGGCATCCTGAAGGGCTGGTTTAAGGGCGGCTACCTGTCCCTCCCATATCAGGCTTTTAAGGGCTTTGCGTCCCGTCACTGAGCTTTGGCAGGCTTTTTCCGCCGCAAATAGCTCATCCACAGGGCACTTATCGCCTAGAGCTAGGTAAACTGAGTTACAGTCGGTGAGTTGGGCCTTAGAGCGCAAGCCCACAAGGGTCTGCCAGAGGGTGCGGTGAGCTTGGCTGAACGCCGCGTTGCTGAGTCCCTGAGCGATGCCGTCGTCTATGAGTTCAGGGCAGGCTAGGCACGCCCCAATAAATATCGATTCTTTGTTCATTTCTTTTTTATTCTGTAGCTAACATTTTCTACCGTGGGTGAGTGGTTGTCCTTGTTCGCCTTCACCAACCGATCAACCGAGGGCAGGCTTAGGCTGTGTATCTTACATAAATCCTTGCGGCTAAGCCCCTTTCGCCAGTCTTGCACAACGGCTAACGCTTTCTCTGCGTCAATTCTGGGCCTGTGACCATATTCCCGGCTTCGCCCCTGTGCAATTGGGTTGTTGGCATATCGCAGATAATACTTCGCCATCAAATGACGGACGGATTCCATTGTTTCAGATATGTTCATAAAGGTTTGACTCCGTTCTTTCTGCAATGGACCTGAATTGCGGCCCTACTTACGCCCAGCTCTGCGCCTATCTGCTTAATGGGCATACCACTTTTTCGGCGTTTAAGAATAGCCTCAACCGTTTTGGCTGAGAGCTTGTTTGTTTTTCTGTCTTCTTCGATTGGACCCCCACCCTCGCGCATTAAGCGCGGGGCATGACGAAAGATTAGGTCTAGGCAAATACTTGCTGTGCTCATGTGTTTTCTCCAAAGTTTGGTGAGCCGCTAATAACAGCTCTCCTGAAATCTTCTGCCCGAAAAAGAATCGCTCCGTCCCAAGCAAGGATAAGAGCAGAATGCTTCTTAATGTCGTCGTGAATTTGGTTCACAATGGCGACATATTCCTCCTTCTTTTCCGTGAACTCAGTCATAGAGCTAACGGTTTTACTGGTAGAAATCCATGTGTCATCTTTGAAGTAAATCGCGAGCTTTATTTCTGAGCTTTTGGGCTCTGTTTTTTTCTTTGAGAATAGGTTCATTTTGTTTTGTTTTGGTAGAGGTAGTGTCTTGCTAGGTGGAGCGGTGCTCCATGATCCCGGCAGAGCTCTCGTAAGGTTTTCTGTGCTTTAAAAAGGTCCGCAACTTTCATGGCGGCCCAGCCTCTTTTGGTAGGCAATCTTATTCTGGTCTTAACGACTGTTTCTTTAGGCATTATTACTGAATGTTCAGGACTAATGCTTGTTTCTTTAGGTGTTATTTCTTGGTTCATGTTTAAATGAGGCGAAAAACCCCCTTTAAGGGGTTTCCCGCATTTTTGTTTCTTGTTTTGACGCCGCTATATGGGTCGCGGCTAGGTAATAAGTTTCCAAATATCCAAGGGAGAAGATTCCATGCGCGGTGAGGCGAATGTCATCTTTGGCCCGTTGCTTCTTAACCTGAAGGGTTTCATCAGGGGTTCAGCGTTGCGCTTAAGTTTCCAAATGATCCTCGGGAGAGAGTTCCATACCGCCCTCCCTCGAATCTTCTCTTAAGTTGGGGGACGGATTTTCGCGCTTTGCCTAGCAAACTAAGTGTGTCCCCGCTTAAGGGGTCCGGTGGTAGTTGCCTTATACGCCCCCGGAACGGTGCGTCTTGTTTTGTGGGCAACAAAAAAGCCCCAGAACGCTGACACGTTCTGAGGCTTTTCTATGAACTCATCGCCCGATACGGGAGATAAACCAAAAATTGCTTCAAGTCGTGTCAGCGACCACTTGACTAGGAGATCATACCATAGGTTTGGGGTCAAGCGGTTTTCCCGCTTCCTTTTCAAATTTTTCTGCTTCTTGGATGCAGCGTTCAATTTCCGTCTCAACCCATTCGTTAAGCGCGGCCTTATCGGTTATTGTTACGCCGGGGATCACTCCGTAGGGCAGGCAATAGCGCAGGATGCCACACAGTTGGCCGTTGTGGAACGGATAGCAGATTTTGCGGGTGCCAATTACGGCGCGGAATTCGTTATTTTCGTTCATTTTGTGTTATTTTGATTATTACGGCGCGGAATTCATTATTTGTGTCCATGTTTTGTTTATTTCGATTATCTATCCCAGTGATCTTCGTCTTCGTCGCGCCAGATCAACCAGAAAAGGATGAACGGGGCGATGAGAACGAGGGCCAAACCGAGGCCGATGAGGTTGCTGGCGGTCATAATAGTGTCATTTATTGAGGTTTATCTGAGTTATCAGGCAAAGGATTGCCGTTTTCGTGAAGTTTTTCGATATTAGGCTTTCCAGTTACCGGTAAACGGAAAATAAAAGCCCCTTCCCCCCGCATGGCGTGCTCAAATAGGGCGTCAAGGCTCTCGCCTATGGGGGTTCCGTAGGCCGTGCGCCACGCTCTGAGACTGGCGAGGGTGCGAGGGTGGACTAGGCCCACAATCCTCACCTTGGGCAGTCTGTAGGGCTTAGGCGTCATCGTAATAGCCTCACCGCGAGGCAGAGGATTAGCGCGCCGATGGAAAGCAGGCAAAGCGCGGCGTTGAGAAGAAGTCTTGTCATAAATGTTTTTTGATTTTGGCCCAATAGGCGTTCAGATTGGCTAGTTTCTTCCCTGTTGCTTTCATTGCGTTGGGCCCGCCGTTATGAGTCATGGCCAAGGCCCGACAGTCCCCAGAGGCCCACGCCTTAGGGGCATAGCGTCGCATATAAGCCGAAACAACGGCCCGCGAGTAGGCAAGCCCAGAGCATTGAGAATACGAGCCCTTTACGCCACTATCCAACCAATAGCTCTTATGAATCTGCAAAGGCCCCAAAGCGGCCCCGTTATCGCCCCTTATGGCCCCTAATCGGCCCCCGGTTTCTACGGCATGAAGGGCACGAAAGAACGATTCAGGAGGCGCGGCCCCTAACGGCAAGGCAAGGCAGAGCAAGAGCAGGGTGCGTTTCATGCGTTGCCCTCCGCTTTATATTGCGCCCGTTCAAGCACTTTACGCCCGCAAAAACTCCAGTCCATGCAATTTTCGACCGCCGCCCGTAAGTTGCGACGACGCGGCAGTGTGTTATATCCCGATGTCAGTTCAATTTCCATCATCTGCATGGCCATCTGCAAATCATTAATGGTGTCTAGCAATTCCTCCCGTGTTGGTGTGCTCATTTCCCGCCCTCCGCTTTGGCTAGGGCTGCACGGGCGGAAATACTCGCGTCACACGTTGGGTGTGGCGATTTGTCCCCGTAACGGTTCATCATTCCAATCAAAGCCGCAAGCAAATCAGGCGCGGCTGCAATCAAACGAGCGTTTGCCGTTTCTTTTTTAGGCATCTCCAATCCAGCCAGATATGCACGCATTTTAGTCTCGGCCTTTGCTTTGGATATGTGACCGCTCCAAATTGGTTCGGTTACACCTCCGCTTTGGTTGTGCATTCTATGCACGCAGACGCCGCCATAAGCGCCCGAAAGGTGAAAGTTGCCAAGGTTGGCCGTTAGCCCGCTTTCTGTGCGCGTGTACGGTGTCAAAGGCGAACCCGTCGCCGTGTTGATAAGTTCGCAGAGTTTTTCGAGTGTTTTCTTGCTTGTGCTCATATGTGTTTTTGTTTATTGGTTTCCGTTCAGCCCAAAGGCCCGCCGCCAACAAAGGCAAGCGGGCTTTATAGGGTTTATAGGGTTTATCGGGTGCGCCGTGTCAGCTCTTGTCCAAATGTGCTGCCTTGGTCGAGGTAATAGCCCTCGCGCTCAGGGTTCCACCCTTTCATAGCTTGCGCTGCCTCCTTACAGTCGTTTATAACGTATCGCAAAGAGTCTAAAGAGAGACGTTTTGCCTCTCGTTCCCATTTCGCGAAATCTTGCGCCGTTGCAGGGTTAGCTATCACTTTGCACCTCCCTTGAGGTGTGCTTTCAACTCCAATTTCACGCGCTTGGCCACTTCCCCGCGCCATGAGCTAGCATTGGAAAGAAAGTAGAGCACAACGGAACGTGCGCTATCAAAGCCAAACGTGTCATTTATGGTGGAAAAACTGCCCATAGCCCATAAATAAGGGCGGGCGGCGTAGTTTACGGGCTTCCAATCTCTCTTAATTTCTGAGGCGATTTCTGACAGTGTGCGAGTGTGCATTTTTGTGTGTGTGTTTTGGGTTTTAGTTAACGGAAATTATGCCATGGCGGCCGCGCTTGCTTTGCTTTGTTTCGTGCCATGTGGATTAATCCAAATGGACGGCATTCTCTCTTTACTCAAACCGGCGCAGAGTTTGCACTGCGCGCACGTCAATCCTTTCGCATCGCTCAAGCATTCCATAGCTTCGGCCGGTTTTACGGGAGAAACATGGAAAGAACGGAAACCGAGACGGTTTGCCAAGGCTAAAGAGCTTTGCGTTTCCGTTGACGCCATAAAGAATTTGGCATATTCGGCCGCATAGGGGTTTGTTTTCCAATCGTGAAAGTATCCTGTCCACCCTTCGGAAACGGCCGCAAGTGCCTTAACTTTAGAAATTGGAAGCAAAGTTGGATTTCCGTATGCGCCGAACCTAATCTTCCGGCCGGTTAAGACGGCCGCATAACGTGCCGGGATCAGTTCCTCATATCGGCCGCGCTTGAAAGCTTTCCACACAGCCAAGGGTGCTTGGCCAACGTTTACATAACACCCATTTCCGGCAGCAAATGGACATTCCCGGCAAATGGTTTGTGCATCCAAACCAACCTTGACCGCTTCCACGGGATTGACCTCCGTCAACAGGAACCAAATTTGTGCCATGTTGCCGGTTTTGCGGTTTGCTGTGTTTAAAGTTAAGACAGCAACGTATGGGTGAGAACCAATTCTGTCGCGATGTAAAACAAACCCCAACGGTTTTTTTGAGCTCATAGTCTTTTTTCCCTAATCTGTTTCAGATCCGGCAACGTGCCGGGTTTGCACCCCTAAACCCCGCCCCGGCGAACCGGGAGCAGGGCAAGGGGTTGGGTTTGTGGGATGTTACGAAAAGGAAAGGCCGGTCACGCGGAAATACTTTCCCTCAGGCGATTTGACTTCAATGGTGCCAGCTGGCAAAACGCGGACGATGATCATTTCCTTGCCGTACACGACGATATATTGGCCAATTTTGGGAGACGTGGTATTCATTTGTTTTTCCTTTTTTGTTTTGGTTGCCGTTGGTTTGCTCTGCTATTACGTTGAGATGGTGAAGTGGCCGCAAATCTAGTGCCTTCGCTGAATTTTAAACCTTTGAAAGAGTGCGACTTGCGTCTCTCACTATTCTTTTTTCCTAAAAAGACTTGCAATTACTCACACACTCCCGCACTCTCCCCACATAGCCAACGCACAACGCAACGGCAACCAAAAACAGAAAAGGAAAAACAAATCATGCAAGCAATCGAAGCTATTCCCGTCATTAACAAAGCGCAAGAGGCGATGGATTTCATCAACGCATCAACGGAATCGGGCCGAACTGTTTACATTTCCACGATGACAAAGGCCGTTGCCTTTTCCCCAAAAACCATTGCCAAATTTTTGGCCGTTGGCCATCCGGCATTCAAACTAACGCCATCCGGCCTTTACATGGTTCAGGGTAAACGCTACGTTCAAATTGCCACCCATTCTATGAATTTGGTAGGTATTTCCGCATAACACCCCTCAAACCTTCACCCCTTCGCCTTGACTCCGTTTATGGGTCAAGGTTTTTGGGTGCCCGGGCACAACGTCCGGGAAGGCAACGCTAGAAAAAGACTAGGAAAAAAAGACTATGCTCACACACCTCACGCGCATAAGCGCAAACGCAAAGACGGGCCCAATCCCCGTTTCAACGTCTAGTTCAGATACTTGCCCGCCATCATGCCCGTTTATGGCGAAAGGTTGCTACGCTAAGTCAGGCCCGCTTGCGTTGCATTGGAAGAAAATCACGGAAGGCGGACGCGGTTTGGTTTGGAAAGACTTTTGCGGGGAAATTGCTTCGCTTCCCCGGAATCAATTGTGGCGTCACAATCAAGCCGGGGATTTACCCGGAGCGGGCGAATATATAGACGCAAGCGCGTTAGCTCAACTAACAAAGGCAAATCAAGGGCGCAAAGGTTACACTTATACCCATAAATATTCTACAGAGTCTAATCGTGAAGCGATCAGATCAGCCAACGCAAACGGATTCACCGTTAACCTCTCCGCAAATAACTTGGCCCACGCGGACGAATTAGCCGAATTTGATTGCGGGCCCGTTGTTGTTGTTTTGCCGTCTACTCAAACGACAAACACATTTACGCCGGCGGGGCGCAAGGTTGTTATTTGCCCGGCCACTCAGCGCGATTGCGTTTCGTGTGCGACGTGCGGTCTATGCCAAAAACAACGGGGCGCAATTGTGGGTTTCCCCGCTCACGGCACGGCACACAAAACAGTTTCCAACCTTGTTAGCAATTGAAACCAAAACACACACATGAAAATGCACACTCGCACACTGTCAGAAATCGCCTCAGAAATTAAGAGAGAATGGAAACCCGTAAACTACGCCGCCCGCCCTTATTTGTGGGCCATGGGAAGCTTCACCACCATAGATGACACATTTGGATTTGACAGCGCACGCTCCGTGGTGCTCTATTTCCTCTCAAATGCTAGCTCTTGGCGTGGAGAAGTGGCCAAGCGAGTGAAATTGGAGTTGAAAGCACACCTTAAGGGAGGTGCAAAGTGATAGCAAACCCCGCAACGGCGCAAGACTTCGCGAAATGGCAACGTGAGGCTAAACGTCTTTCGATTGATTCGCTCCGCTACGTTGTGCAAGATTGCCAAGAGGCAGCGCAAGCTATGCACGGATGGAATCCCGAGCGCGAGGGCTATTATATCGATCAGGGGAGCACTTTTGGCCAAGAGCTAACTAAGCGCACAAAGTAAAGCCTCACAGCCCAACACACAGCCCGCTTTCCTTAGATGGGAGCGGGCTTTCCCCCTGCAACACCGGCACTACGCTGGACGCAAAACAGAGTTAGCGAAAACAGAGAAACAAAGTTATGAAACTCACATTAACGACAGATGAAGTAGCCCGCGCACTACTAAATGACAAAAACGCGGCATGGTCACGGGCCGGGGCTTATGCTCTCGCCGAATATTTAGAGGAAATTGAACGGGAAAGCGCGACAGAAATGGAAATGGACGTTTGCGCGATCAGGTGCGATTTCACGGAGTACGCCAGCGCGACGCTGGCTGCACGGGCTTATGGAAACGACTATTCAGCTAGTCTTTACAATGAGGACGACACTGAGAACGAAAATGCCGTTGAGCAAACGGAAGCTTATTGCCTAGAATGGCTGCAAAAACGCACACAAACAGTCAAATTTGATGGCGGGCTAATCATTCAGAATTTTTGAACCTATGAAAAACACAAAAACAGAGACAGAGTTGCTCCAAACGATTCGCAAATGGGAAGACCTATGCGACGAATCCCGTGCTGACGTAGCATATTGGAAGGATCAGGCTATGGAGTTGCGCGAGGCGGCCAAATATGCGGCCAACATTCTTGGCCTCATTCCTGCCTTCGGCGATACCATAGGCACCAAAGTAAGCAAAGCGCAACTTGCCGTTGCCTCAAACAAATTGAACGTAGCTTTAGGCGAAGCGGAGGGCGTGAAATGAGCACACCAACACGGGAAGAACTGCTAGACACCATTAATGATTTGCAGATGGCCATGCAAATGATTGAAATTGAACTGACATCGGGATATAACACACTGCCGCGTCGTCGCAACTTACGGGCGGCGGTCGAAAATTGCATGGATTGGAGTTTTTGCGGGCGTAAAGTCCTCGAACGGGCGCAATATAAAGGGGAGGCAATCGCATGAAATCCCTTTTTCACCACCTCATTTCCGCTCTGTTGGATTTCCTTTTTGCGTGCAATCGGACGCGGGACGATCTAAACGAGGCGAACAACCAAACAAACACCTATAAAAAATGAAAAAATACTTGCTCGAAGTCAGGAACAAATTAAGCAACCGCCTTCATCTCAAGGCTTGGTTCGAAACAAAAATTGCAGCGGAAATGGCCGCTTTCGCTATACTTCGCGCAAATTTAGACCGCTATTCAATTGAAATCAGCTTCATCAAACCAAATGACGCGCCTACTTCTTAACGCTGCGCTCTGTCTTCTTTCCATAGGCGCACTCATTCTCTGCCTCGCGGTGAGGCTTATGCGATGACGCCTAGACCCTACAGACTGCCAAAAGTGCGAATTGTGGGCCTCGTGCAGCCTCGCACCCTAGCCAGTCTCAGAGCGTGGCGTAAAGCCTACGGAACGCCCATAGGCGAGAGCCTAGATGCGCTGTTTGACCACGCAATGGCCGGGGAGGGCGCGTTTATTTTCCGTCTTCCGGTAACCGGAAAGCCTAATATCGAAAAACTTCGCATAACTGGCAATCCTTTGCCTCTAAAGTCAGATAAACCTCAATAAATAACACCATGACAGCTATTAACCTCATGGGCCTAGGTCTGGCCCTGATTCTTGTTGCTCCGTTCATCCTTTTCTGGATGATTTGGCGCGACGAAGACGAAGATCACTGGGATAAATAATCGAAATAAACATGGACACAAATAACGAATTCAGGGCCGACCTTTACCAACGTAAGATTTGCGCGAGCTATTACGCGGGGATGCTTCAGGGCACGCTCCGCACCCTCTGCTGGGTAGATGCTCCCGGCCTCACCATAAGCGACGCACCGGCCTTCAGGGCATAGGTAGAGAAAGAGCTAGAATCCTGCATGGTAGAGGCGGAAATCTACCAAAAGACAAAAGAACCACTTGACACTGAGCCTATGTTATAATCGACTCGCTAGGTAGCTGTACAAGAGCCTACGGACATTTCACTTTTCCCGCCTGCCGACGGAGGGAATCTTCAGAAAAGCCCCTTGGTACTTGTACTGCTAAGGGGCTTTTTACTGCCCTGAAAGTAAGACGTACCGTTAAGGGGACGTATAAGCCATGTTGCACCTTACGCCTGAAGCGGCGACACACTTAGTTTGCTAGGCAAAGCGCGAAAATCCGTCCCCCAACTTAAGAGAAGATTCGAGGGAGGGCGGTATGGAACTCTCTCACGAGGATCATTAAGCCACTAAAGCGCAGCGCTGAACCCCTGATGAAACCCTTCAGGTTAAGAAGCAACGGGCCAAAGACGACATCCGCCTCACCGCGCATGGAATCTTCTCCCTTGGATATTAAGCCACTTGTTACTAGCCGCGACCCATGTAGCGGCGTCAAAACAATAAACAAACATGCGGGAAACCCCTTAAAAGGGGGTTTTTCGCCTCATTTAAACATGAATACAACACCTCAAGAAACAAGCATTAACCCTGAACATTCAATCTTAATGCCTAAAGAAACAGTCATTAAGACCAGAATAAGATTGCCTACCAAAAGAGGCTGGGCCGCCATGAAGGTGGCGGACCTCTACAAGAACCAAAAGACCTTAGCGGAACTCTGCCGGGATCATGGGGCACCATTACACCTAGCCAGACACTATCTCTACCAAACAAAAAAATGAGCACAGCAAGCATATAAAACCATGAACATCTCGGAAACGATGGCTTCCGTCAGATTTTTGATGGGAAAATACTATTTACGATTTGCTAACAACCCCATTGCACAGGGTAAGAGTAGGGAGTTTGCCTCACGGCCTAGAATTGACGCCGAGAAAGCCTTAGCCGTTGTGCAAGACTGGCGAAAGGGGCTTAGCCGTAAGGATTTGTGTAAGATACACAGCCTAAGCCTGCCCTCTGTTGATCGCTTGGTTAAGGCCAACAAAGACAATCACTCACCCACGTTAGAAAATGTTAGCTACAAAATAATAAAGAAATGAACAAAGAAAGCATCTTCATAGGGGCTTGCCTCGCCTGCCCCGAACTCATTGACGACGGCATCGCTCAGGGACTATCGAACGCCGCCTTTGGACAAGCTCACCGCACCATCTGGCAAGCCCTTGTTGGCTTACGGTCGAAGGCTCAATTAACCGATTGCAACAGTGTGTTCTTGGCTTTGGGCGATAATTGCCCAGCGGACGAGCTGTTTGCCGCCGAAAAAGCGTGCCAAAGCTCAGTCACCGGCAAGAAGGCTCTAAAGTCATTGATATGGGAAGGCCAGTTAGCCGCCTTAAAACCGGCCCTTCAGGATGCCATTGCGTGCATTTCAAGGGGCGGGAAGGCTGAGGAGGTGTCGAGCATGGTAGAAGGGCTCCAAAGCCTTTTAAAGCCCACAGAAAGCGAGGCTCCAAGCCTCAGTCAGCTCATAGGGGAGGTCCGCCTATGGGCAGAGGGTGAAATTGCGGGAACTCGGGACAACCGCGACCTCGTAACCACCGGCCTACCTAGCTTCGATAAGTTAGCTTCGCCTATGGAAGCCCACGAGTATGTCGTAGTTGGGGCGCGGACTTCGATAGGTAAGTCGTCGTTTATGAGCCAAATTGCTTCGCATAATTTGAACCGGGGCTTACGGGTGGCATATTTCACCCTTGAGACTTCAGCCGGGGCGGTGGTCAAACAAATCGCGGGACAGCGTAGCAAGGTGAATTTGCGGCAAATCAGCCAAGAATTGTCAGATAAACAGCAGGAATATTTCAAAGCCCTTAAAAGACTCGGTGAGCAAAATCTGAGGGTGTTCGACCGGGATATGTCCATTGCCCAAATTGAGAGCCGTTGCCGACTTTTGGCCGCAAGCTGGAAGCCCCAGTTAGTAATTATTGACTACCTCGGTCTAATCAGGGGCACAGATGGCTCAGCATACGAACGCATGGGGCAACTAAGCAAAGCGATGATTCCTCTGAGGAAAACTTTGAACTGCGTGTTAATGGTGGCGGCACAACTCAACCGCAGCAACGAACGGGAAGATCGAGCCCCAACTCGTAGCGACTTCCGCGATGCAGGTTCCATTGAGGAAGACGCGCACAGAGTCATTGCGCTCCATCGCCCAAGCAAATCTCACACTGGAAACATCCAAGAGCTAGGGCAATCCACCTACGATTACGAGCTATTGCAACTGAAGCTCAGAGACGGGCCACTGGCCTACTCCAGAATCAAATATTTCGCACCCCACACTTGGTTTTATGAAGAAACAAACTAGCCTTCCCTGTCAGAAATAATGCCCTGTTTTTCTGACACTTTTGCATGAAACAATACGATCTTTTTGGAAACGAAATTAGCATAGAAAAGGCGACGGAGAAGCCACTTGAGAAAGTTGAAGAAAAAAAGACAGAAATAGTTCGACAAGAATCCGTAAATCGTCCTTACTCCGTTCTGAAGGTAGATAAAGAAACAACGTACATTTTCCACGACAAATAAAACAGATGCATATAAATATAGAAAACACACGACTGCTAGGAATCGGCGAGACCGTGTTACCCACGGACTATTGCCATATCGACGGAGATATCATGTTGGTGGACCACCCGGAGGTGGGACACATCGTTGACGGCGACGAGTTCTACGAATATCGTCGCGGCCTCCAAGGCTGTCCATGGGAGGCCATTTACGCCGAGCTGGGTATCACCGGTCAGCAAAAGAAAAACTCTTTTCGCAGAATCTGCGAAGAACTCAAGAACCTAAAAAACAATGAATAATACACTACAAGACCTCGTAAACACACAGCCGGGAAGTTACTTCTCTGGCTCGTTCCAAGCCAGCGTGAGCGAATGTAAGTCCATCAACACAAAAACGGGCAAGACTTTTTATAAAGCCACTCTTACCGAGGGCGGCGTGGAAGTTTCTGCTATGTCGTTTAGCCGCGATCTCAGTCCGTTTCAAGGTAAGGTGGTTAAGTTCACGGGTTCGGGCATCAAGCGCGGGGATGACTTCCAAGGAAAACCTCAAGTTACCGTGGGCGATAAGTCAATCATAAGTCAAGTGGGTGTGGTAACCCAATGGGCTGCGCCAGTTACGACCGTTACGAGCACTCCAGCGTTATATACCCAGAGCCCCCGCATTGAGGGCGTGACGGTGGGTATGGCTATTAACAAGGCTGTGGACATCAACATTTCGAGCGGTGTGCATATTGACGATAACTTAGTTTGGAAAACCGCCTCCATGCTCATCCGCGTAGCTCAGAAGCTCCAAGCTGGCAACC